GGAGCGAGAGGGAGACCAGATGATCTGGCGTCTCACCTCAGGGCAACCCATCCCATGGGTGAGGGTCTATGAAGACGAGAACATCAGCAGTGTGACAGAGCAGGAGCTGGCACTGCTGGCATAGGCAACGGCATCACATCGACTAGAATTCAAAAGAACACACGAACAAAGCACATGAACGGTTGGGCAAACTACGAAACTTGGAACGCTGCTCTGTGGATCGGCAACGAGGAGATGATCTACCGCCACGCCAAAGAGAACAAGAATCTGGGCTACCGCAAGTGGGCAAAGCGATTCATCGATGAGTTTGGCGAGTACATCACGGGCGATGGTGTGGCATGGTTGCATGACGACATCGATACCGATGAGATGGATGAGATGCTAGCAGAGTTGTGATCACAGGGGACAGGGGGTGGACAGTCTACGGACTGTTATATGCCCCCCCTTAGCCCCTTAGCGATGCGCCTAGCGAAAATCCATGGGTCCCTCCTAACCTACAAAAGTATCCAGACGAGCACTAAATATTTTTGAAAATGGTTTTTTGAAAACCTCGAAAACCAAAAAATTTTCCCAGCAAAAAAATCATGGAAAACCCTTTCGGGAACTACGACAGCATACTAGAAAACTTCGACGCATTTTGTGATGGATTCGAGAAACAAGCAGCAGAACGATTCCTCAGGGGAGGAAAGGACGGATCAGTCCTTGGAAAGTACGCCTCTCAAGGTGGAGGAGATACTCCTAGTGCTGTCCGCGAGATTAGCGAGCCTGGAGGAGAGAGTCCAACGGCTGGAGAGCCCACAATTGATGTACAAGCGTCCCACAGCGACGGAGAGGGAGAGTCTAGCACAGACGCTTGACTATCTACATAATAACATCGAAGGGATCAAGAAAGATTTTATAAAGATGGCAAAGACAGTCTAATGGCAGTACCTTTTATAAACTTCTTAGCGCCGTCGATGGGTGGTATAGGTCCAATCGAAGTTCGTGATATCTCATGGTTAAATGAGTTATCACAGTCGAATGGAGTACCTTTTTATGCTGGCAGGTTTTATCCGAAGGATTCACAAGCAATTATCGACGGATTACAATTAGGTTTAATTAGTGAGTCTCCGCCGTGGTTAACATGGGAGGAGATCCAACCCACTCAGATTTGGATGATACCAGTATTTGAGGATGAACGGATCATCACGATGAATGTGACGATCGAGAGAATCGATGTCAAACCAAGGTCTACAACGGACTATGATACAATGCCTGATGACGTGGCATTTGAGTTGGCGAATTGGAAACCTCCAGTATATGGGGGAGATGTAGTGGAGAAAGCACACGGTGCTGTGAATCTTTTACCATCATTCAACGGTAGTTTGGATCCTGGTATTAGTATTGCACAGAACTTGAATTTCATTCCACCAGGGCTTACCCTGGGTTATCTGGGTATTGCATCGTTATCAGGACGTTGCACCGAGTGGGGATTTTATGACCAGGAGATGACTATTATTAATGGTACGAGATTTGGTCAACCACAGTGGGGATATGGAGGTGCTGATGCATTGGGATACGATTACTCCGAGGTTATCAAATTAAGACCTGATGGAGCCTGGATATACCGCGACGCCGAAATTGGTGTTGATGGGTCAATTCCTGAGTTTAGTACGGATGAGTATGGTGCGCCAGATTTAGCAAATGATTATGAACCGTATATCCAGAATAGTTACTTAGACACCGCCATACAGGACTATACGGACGCACAGAGCATCGGAAATGATTATTATGATGCATCCACCAAGATCGAAGGCGACGGCATTACAGGCAATCCTAGGGCAGGTTTAATACAAGACATTAGAACTTCTGAAATGGATACTGTTGTCTATACGATCAAGGTTGCTGCTACAACTGTTATAGTACCTGATGGTACTATTGCAGACCTTGATAAGGCAACTATCGATGATTTATTAGTAGGTGCTCTAGAAACTCTTGGTAGTAACCTATCAAACAATCTTTGGTATTTCTATCTGCCTGTAAGGTACAATGGAGATATACCCGCCAAACGGTACGCCGAGTATTTTAGGAAGGCAGGAATAAATAGAGTATCTACTGATATATCATTATAATATGGCAATGCCCATTTTCAGGATGGCTGGAGGTCCATATGGAAACCATGATATCCACCCGACCCAAATTCCAATACCGACAGCACCGTCACCCATACATCCACCTGGAGCAGGGTGGTCTTCTAACGTGTATATCAACGGTCTACCCGCAATGAGTACAGGGAATAGATCTATTCTGCATACAATTCCTATTTTTCCGCCACCACCTCCGCACTCTGACCAACTTTTGACAGGTCATGCGACAGTAAGGATCAATGGAGGCGCAGCTGCAACCATTGGTTCCGTAACAGACTTTGGCGCACCTGTAATTGGAGCCGCAAGTATCACAGTTATGATGGGTGATGCGCCACTTATTCCCCTTTCAGTTGGCACAAACTGAGGTTTGTGCTATAATATTCAAGTCTACTGATTTTAAACTATGGCAAAGAGCAGAGTTGGACTTTCTGGTGCTGAGACGATTGAGTCTAGACCAAAAAGAACCCGTCAAGGACGTGGAAAGCATACAAAGTACACTTCCACATCACGCAATAGTGCTAAGAAGCGTTATCGTGGGCAGGGCAAGTGAATCTCAGTCCGCAGAACTTGATGCGTGAGATTGAGTGGGATGACTTTGGTAAAGGTGGAAACCATACTGATTTCATCTACGAAGATTTTATCGATCCTAAAATTTGCGATGAAATCCTAGAGTACAATAAAGAATGCACGTATCTGAAGAAAAAACCAGGATTCATTGGTTACAGTGATATCAGTGGTATATCTCAATCTTCTGAGCGGAAGGTTTCTACAGATATGTGTTGTCATGTAATGCTTGCTGACACAGAACCGTCACTTCAACACTATTTGGCGGAACTTGATGGAGTGATGAAAAATTACTTTAGCAAGTATGAGTTTGCACTAATTGACTGTGCTATCCACCCAATGTTCAATATCCAAACATATCCAGAAAGAGGTGGGTATAAGGTTTGGCATTTTGAACGTACCAACGACAAGTTGGCGACGGCACGGCATCTAGTGTGGATGACATATCTTACTGACAACCCCAACGGTGGAACAGAGTTTTACTATCAGAGTAAATACTATCCAGCAAAGAAAGGATCTACATTGATCTGGCCTGCAGACTGGACCCATACTCATCGTGGTAGGGTTGTTAACGAAAACAAATCAATTATTACTGGTTGGATTGAATTTACGTGAACTTAATTTGTAACCTACCTTCACAAAAAGTTTGGGTTCGTAAAGAATACTTACGAGATCACCAAGATGGACATGGAGAGTTTGTAGAGGGTGTCTGGGTTTCTGCAAAGAGTATACCTGGACGCGCTTTTTATTTTGAGACATACTTACCATCATATGGTGCTATGTACGACAAATTACCCATCAGTGCATTTGTACGGTCCCCCGAAACCCCAGTCATAGACATGGATTTGGCGAATCTACAATTCTGGAATTGTATGGACTATGGTATCATGGCAATTAACAAAGGTTTTATTGCTGAGATGGAAGTAGAGATCTTTACTCGTGACCATGGGTTACAGAAAGGGAAATACTTGTTTACATTAGACAATTACCATGCAAATCCTGATGTGATAGATAATAATGTGAGTGAGACTCCACAAGAGCATAAATCACATAATTGTATTTTATTGAACAATGGTCAATACGCATTGTATCCTAATAATAGGATGCGTCTGTATGATCTCTCCTTGACCCCAGAAGAACCCGCATTCCCTGACTTTAAAGTATCTACCATAGAATACGAAGTTGAGAGTGGAACCGACTGGGGACGCCTTGGAGACACTGATAATTATTTTTGGGAAACTAATGATGAACGAAAACTACGAACAGAGGCCACAAATGGATAAACGAGTAGACAAGAGTGAAGAGTTTAGAGAATCAGGAATGACTCTCATTACAGAGACTGATAGTGAGAGACACTTGAAGAGAGCAAAGAAGCTTAGAGATGTTAAGGAAGGAGAGCTCTTTAACAATCAAGCAGAATGGGCAGATGGGTTTTGTGGCAAGTGAATAAATAAAACGTAGTCATATTGTATCTCCATGCCTGCGTTTCAAACGTTCAAAGATTTGAGCGTTACTTTCAAGAAACACCCTGTCAACGATGATCTAGTCGTTGTCAAGGATAAGGCTGCCATCATTCAATCTATTCGCAATCTCCTTCTTACAAATAAGGGGGAGAGACCTTTTCAACCTCAATTGGGGTCTGATATCTACAGGTTGTTATTTGAACCTCTAGATTATGGTACTGCTGCCTTGATTAAACAAGCAGTAGAAGAAACTATCGTAAATTATGAACCTCGTGTAATTGTAGACTCTGTGCTCATTACTCCAGACTTTGACAGCAACGGATTTGAAGTAGAATTATCGTTCTTGATCGTTGGCAGAGAGGATTTACCCGTGAATGTTGATTTCTTCTTAGAGAGCACGAGATAAATGCCATATACGCAGGTAGCAAATTTAGATTTTAATGAAATCAAAGCGGCCCTCAAAGATTATCTGAGGGTAAATTCTGATTTCACTGATTATGACTTTGAAGGATCAGCATTAGCAACGTTGATTGACACACTGGCATATAATACGTACTACACGGCATTTAATGCCAACATGACAGTCAATGAGATGTTCATTGACTCTGCTAGTCTAAGAGACAACGTTGTGTCTCTTGCTAAGCAATTAGGATATCGTCCAAAGTCAACAGTCTCACCAACAGCAAATGTAAATCTTGCCGTTACATATGCTGCTGCTACTGTAGACACAAGTTTAACACTAAAGGCAGGAACAGGTTTTGTCTCCTCGTTTGATAATACACTATATCAGTATGCAGTAACGAGAGACGTTTTAGGTCAGGTCGTCAATGGCGTCGTAAATTTTGACGATCTAGAACTTAAAGAAGGTGCTATGTTGACTAATACATACACTTTCAATTCAGCATTAACAAGTCAGCGTTTTATTTTAGACAACCCTGGCATTGACACATCTACTATTCAAATTAAGGTATACCCATCAGCAGTAGCTACTATATTCAAAGAGTATAAGTTATCTGAAAATATCTTAGAAGCAAAACCATCATCTGAAATTTACTTCTTGGAAGAAGTATCTGAGCAAAGATACGAAGTTCTATTTGGTGATGGTGTATTAGGCAGAAAACTAGAAAACGGCGAGAAGATTGAGATATCGTATCTAGTTACTGCTGGTGCAGAATCTAACGGAGCAAAGACGTTCACGTTCTCTGGAACCCTTGTAAACCAGACTGGAAACAACCCAGCAACCGTTGTTGCTACTGTGTCCACTGTGAGCGTTGCAACAGGCGGTACAGCGGCAGAGAGCGTTGATAAGATCAAGTTTACCGCTCCTAAGATGTTTGCTGCACAAGACCGTGCAGTGACCGCTGGTGACTATGGTGCTATTGTTCGTAATTTGTATCCATCTGTTAGTGATATTATCGTATTTGGTGGTGAAGATGCAGAACCACCTGCATATGGAAAAGTCTTCATTGCAGTCAAACCAGAAGATGCTGCTAGGTTAACTTCTGTTACTAAAGAAGAGATCAGAGGAAAACTTAAAGAATATCGTGTTGCTGCGATCACACCTGAGTTGATCGACCCATCTATTCTATATGTTGAGGTAAACAGTAGAATATTCTTCGATTCGTCTAAAACTGAATTGACCAAAACTCAAATTAGAGATAATGCAATCTCTGAATTTCAGTCCTACATTAATACATCTAATACAGAAAAATTCAACGGTAAGTTTAGATATAGTAAAGCAGTTGCTGTAATAGACAATTCTGATATTTCGATCAATTCCAACCTCACTTCAGTAAAGATGAGAAAGGACTTTTTCGCTCAGATTAATTCCACTTCATTTTATGAAGTTTGTTACCAAAATGCATTCCTCGATGATGATGACCCTGTAGTGTCTTCAACGGGTTTCGTAGTGACAGAATACCCAACATTTACAGTGTATCTTGAGGATCGCCTTGGCAAAATGATCCTATATAGACTAGATGGAATCACTGGCGAAAAAGTCCTTTTGGACGATAATGTTGGTGATGTTGATTATGCAAAAGGTGAAATCAAATTGTATGATGTGACAATCATTAAAGGTACCTTTGGTGATAATCGTATTGAGTTGCGAGTAAGACCTTTAGAAAATGACATTGTGGCAAAACGTGAGGTCTACTTGGATGTTGATGTAGCAAAAAGCAGCTTCGCTGCGTTCTCAGAGTAATATAGATGGCAGTAAAAAAGGCAATTTCAACTCTGATCGAGTCACAACTCCCAGAGTTTATCATCTCTGAATATGAACTTTTTAGTAAGTTCATAACCAAGTATTATGAGCAGCAAGAGTTGCAGGGTCAACCTCTTGATGTTATCAGCAACTTGCAGACTTATGCTGACATCGATTATTATGAAAAGAATTTACTTAAGCAAAAATCTACACTAGTAACTAACGTTACAGATTCTGCTACTTCTATTCAGGTTGCAGATGCCACTTCCTTCCCAGAAGAAAATGGTTACATTAAAATTGATGATGAAATTTGTTTTTACAAGACAAGAACTAACAACACTTTCCAAGAAGTAAGTAGAGGTGTTAGTGGTAATACCAAACTAGGTGACCTGTATAGTTCTAATAATTATGTTTCTACAGTTGCTGCATCACACTCTGGTGGATCTGATGTACAGAATATCAGTAATCTATTTCTGTATGCATTAATCAAGAGTTTTGAAGCGCAGTATCTTGGTGCTTTCCCAGAAAAGTATTTAAAAGGTGAAGTTGATAAGAGAACTCTTATCAAGAATATCCGTAAGTTTTACAAGGCAAAAGGAACAGAAGCTTCTGTAAGATTCCTGTTCAATACGCTGGTTGCTGGTGGTGAAGAAAATACACCAACTCAGTATGAACCAAAAGACTTTACATATAAGTCTTCTGAATCTGATTGGGTACAAGGATATGCCTTGAAAGCAAAGGTTCTTAGTGGTGATGTCAATGATCTAATTGGTAAGGTAATTACACAACCAGAGACTGACAATACTGCATTTGCTTCTGCTACTGTAGATAACGTAAGATATGATAGCACTGTAGATGGAGAGAACATCTACAATATCTTCCTTGCTGAAGAGACTATCAATGGAACATTTGCAATCACGTCAAAGACCCAGTTAACAGAACAAATCCTATCTAGTGATGGTCCTGGTGATACGGTTAAAGTATTCTCCACACTTGGATGGAAGAAGACTGGTAGTATCTTGGTTGGTAATGAAATTATCACTTTTGATAAGAAGAACATTACACAGTTTACTATTGCTAGTAGACAGACTCAGGGAACATATGCAGTAGAATCTGATGTATATGAACCTGTCGGACTAAGTGGCGCTGGTGTAACCTTACTGTCATTTGGTTTAGTCTACAACTTAAATGTAGAGAATGGACAACCAAATAGTACGGTTGGTGAAAAAATCCAAGTTGGTCTTCCTGGATTTATTACTTCCGATGCCAAGATAGTTGACGCACAAAACAATTCAAGATTTAAGTTTTCTACTGGTGCAGTTCCAGTAGCTCCTGGAAAACCAGCAATTCAATCTATTCTTGCTGGATTGACAGCAGATGTATCTGCTATATTTGAAGATGACCAATACTATTATATTGCATCTACTGGTTATCCTTCATATGATATTCTAGACGGAGCAAGTGGATACCCAACAAACATTCAAGATCAAAAACTTCTCAAGTTAGTTAGAAAGCAAGCAACGAGAACTACTGAGATTTACAAAACTCCAGATGCTGATGTTGGAATCTTAGTCAATGGTGTTCGTGTCTACAGTTATAAAGATGAAGATTTTGTCAATTTTGGTAAACTAGAAAAAATTGATGTTACCGTCAAAGGAACCAAATATACTGCACCACCAAACGTTCTTGTAGATGGTGTACCTGGAAGAGCAGTCGCAAAACTATCTGGAGAATTTGTTGAGTCTGTTGAATTAAGAAACCCAAGTCAATACTCGAAAACTCCAAGAGTAGAAATTCTCTCGGGTAGAGGTGCTATTGTTCGTGCTGTTGTAACTCAAGGCAAAGTAACAAGTCTTTTAATTGACAATCAAGGAGAATACTATTCTGTTCCACCTACAATTTTAATTAGAGATAAGGTAGGAAGAGGTAGATTTGCTGAATATGTTGCTACAATTGAAGGTGGTAAAGTTACTGGTTATGAAGTAATTAACGAAGGTGAGTTCTATTCACAGAATAATATTGAAGTAATTGTTTTTCCTGTTGGATCTGGAGCGACAGGTGTAGCTACTATCAAGAAGTGGGTAAAGAACAGATATACCAAACTAGAGACAAAACTAGATGATGAGTATGGATATCTGTTTGAAAATTATAATAAAGAACTAGAATACGGTTATGGACATCTAGGTAATCCAAAATCTCTTCGTGTTGCCTTAAATGACAACCTTAGTTCTACTTTCCAAGAACCAGCAAGCAAAACACACTCTCCTATTATTGGATATGCATATGATGGCAACCCCATCTATGGACCATTTGGATATGAGAATCCACTAAATGCTGCATCTAGCATCACTAGGATGACTTCTAGTTATATTCTAAAAACAAGTCGTCTTGAGGGACCATCTACTTCCACATATACTTTAGGAACATTTATTGATGATTATGAGTATAGACATCGTAGTGGACTGCTTGATCAGAACAATGGAAGATATTGTGTAACTCCAGAGTTTCCAACAGGAGTGTATGCATACTTCTTGACTATCAATAGTCAACAAGAACCACAATATCCATATATTCTTGGAGAAAATTTCTATTCTCTGCCTGTTGATTCTAATTACAACTCAGACATATCACAAACAAATCTACCTACAAACGTAAGACGTTTTTATAGGTCTGGAACTCCTAGCAATGGTGGAAACTTCCTTGCTACAGTTAATGATGTTAAGAGTGGTAGTATCGACAATATTGATATTGTTTCCTCAACAAACACTTTCAGTGTTGGATCTAAACTATTCTTTAATAACACTGGCACAGAAGGATTTGGTGCAGAAGCAACTGTATCTGAACTAAAAGGTAAAAATGTTGACTGGTTAGAATCTACCGAAATCAAGGCAACCAGATTAGAAATTGTTAATCCAGCATATCTGTTTGATGGAGACACTTTAACTCAACCTTCTACTGGATCTTCTGGTGAGATTGTAGGTACTGTAAGAAATGATAATGTTGTTGTTCTTAGAAATGTACAGGGAACCTTTGATACTACAAATACCTTCTCTGCTTCGATTAAAGTTCTGAATCTTCAGTTAGATACAGCATCTTCTTATTCAGTAGGATCGATTCTAAAATTAACTGATGGTGCTGTAGCACAAGTAGCATTTGGTGAAGTTCTTGCTACAACAGCAGATTCAAACGTTGTTACTGTAAAAGTTCTGCCATCTGCAGATTACGACAATGACCCAACAACTTCTAATGACGTTGCAACTGGCACATCTCCATACTACTTTGAGACAGAAGCAAACCTTGCAGAGCATTACCTAGCAAGTAATAATTTAAGTGATACCTCTGGTACTAAAATTACAGGTTTCGTCTCATTAAGTGATGGTTTAGAACCGTTTGATGTAAACCAGTTGGTAGCTCTAATTCAAACTTCTGAAAACCATGGTATTGGTCTAAATGATGTTGTTAACGTTGCAATCAATCCTGATGATGCAACCAAGACAACAACATATTATGTCAGAAAGAGAATCTATCAAGATTTACAATTAATCCCACCAACAATCACTACCAAAGTAAATTACACTGGTATTGGTCGTCTACTCGTATATAATGTTGGTTGGGATTATACGGCAGGCAGTTATACAAACATTCCACTAACTGGTGGTTCTGGATCTGATGCAACAGCAAATATTGTTGTAGGCACTGATGGATATGTAACTGATATTCAAATTACCGATGGTGGCACTGGTTACGAGAGAGAAGATTTACTTTCTATAGATGATGTGGAGTTGGGTAGATCTGGTGCTTCTCAAAGCACACAGAGACTAAAAGTATACGTTGACCACGTTGGAGTTTCCAGAGAGTCAACTAAAATTACTATTGATGATGCATCCAGATTTTCTATAAACGATCTAGCAACGATTGATACTGAGATTGTCAAGGTATCGTCAATCTCTAGCAATACTCTAACTGTAGAAAGAGCACAAGAGGGAACAACTGCCGTAGATCATTACGATAACGCACCATTTGTTCTTTACAAAGGAAGATATAATTTTGACGCTAATTTCCAAGTCAATGGGTCTGAAACTGTTACCTATGATCCAGTAACACATAAACTATTCATTGTTTATCCGTCTTCAACCATTCTCAATAATCTGACTCCTGTTACATCATTTGATTCGTTCTTTGACAATAGTAGTCCACAAAGATTGACTGATATTGTCAATGCTAGTGTTGCAACTAATAAGTTTGAGTTTAAGAGAGGAACGAGTGGCACTTATCAGACAAATCCAATTATTGAAATTCAAGAATACTATAAGTATGTCTTTGATACATCGGATAGTTCTTTGTCTGGAACTTACTTAGACTTCAGCCCAAGTAAAAGTTTTAACCTAGTTCCAGTAGAAAAAGTAGAATCTGCTATTCTTCCTGGAGCATCTGGAGCACAAATCGAACTTAAGTTTGGTTTTGGTTCAACAGACGCAACTAACACATATAATGTTAAGAGACCAACTGAGTTCTCTAATTACTACTACTTTGATAGGAACAACATAATTTCATCAGAAGATTCATACCTTCAAATTATTAATGATCCTCTTGTAGGTAGAAGGGTAGTAAACTACGTTACTTCAAATAGAATTTGCTATTCTTTGGAGAAAACACCACAGTATGATGGTAGTGGATCTATCACCTATACAACAACGTCAGCATTTTCTGTTGGTGGAATTAGTAAGGTTGATATTACAAATATTGGTGACACATACAGAAAGACACCAATTATTACTGGTGTATTCCCATCAGAAGACAACCTGGCATCTGCTACTGTATTGTTTGACTCTTTCACCAATACAATTACTGGTGTAAGAGTTGACACTTTTGGTTCAAATTACTCCAAACCAGTTGTAGTAGTAACAGATGCCAAAGGAGGCATCGATGCATCATTTACTGTCACGATGGGTGCAGGTGGTAAAGTATTTGATATTAAAGTAAAAACAAAAGGAAAGGGTTATACTTCTGCACCAACAATTGCAGTTATTGAATCTGATGTAAAACTATTTGCACAAGGTGAAGATATTGGTGTACCTAAAAATGTTTCTATAATTAGAAACGGTGCTTCTTTCCATAAAGATAAAACATTATATTCTGATTATACTACACCATATGTCTATGCACTGAAGAACTATCCTAATAATGCATTTGATAAAGGTGAAATTGTAGTACAGACGATCAACAACATTGAAGTTGCAAGAGGAACTGTTGCTGAATGGCGCGAAGGTTCTAATCTGCTTTCTATTGTTAACATCACTGGTGAGTTTAGAGAAAACTACATTGTAGAAAGTCTGCGTTCAGGAAACACTGGAGAGATTTTTGCGACCTATGTAACTAAGTTTTCTCTAGACATTAGATCTTCTTATGATAACCAAGGATACTATACATCTGACAGAGGTAGAGTCGGTAACAGTAATCAAAGACTGACAGATTCTTTCTTCTATCAGGATTATTCGTATGTAATTAAATCTAGAACTCCAATTAATATTTGGAGAGACTTGATCAAGAATACAACTCATCCAGCAGGCATGAAACTGTTTGGTGAGGTAATCATTGATCCAGTAGCATCTTCAGAGATGCCAACGGAAATGCCAAAGTCATCACATTTCAGTGTTGTACAACTTTGGGATCCAGAGAAAAATAAAATTACAGTAGAGAACACCCGTAGAGTTGTCACTCAAACTGTTCAAAGAATTGAAGACTATAGAGCAAAAGAAGGTACAGGTACGGTTTCTGTACAAGAATATAACTTTGCTGATTTGTTATCTGCCGAAGTTAAGTTAGATACTCCTTTTGATGGAAGGTTTAATTCTAATGGTCAACTAGTTGGAACTACAACATTTAATCTTAGAGAGAAAAATAATAACAGTGTTATTGTCCCATATAACAATCAATCTCTAATTGTTACTCTTGATGGTGTGATTCAAGAACCTGGAGTTGCATATTCTATTTCTGGTAGCACTATCACATTTGCTGCTCCTCCTTTAGGTGAACAAATTATAGAGGGTCAGAAAGTACCACAACAGAAACTGTTAGCCAGACTATTCTACTTTAGAGATCCTGGTGTAAGTCAGTCTACACTTAAGAAAGTAAGAAATATCTATCAGAGAGGTGGTACATGGATTGATGCTGCCAATCAAATTGAGAAAAACACAGATTTTATTATTGCTGAGACTATTGGTTGGTTTGAGTCACAGTATGCTTCTGTAATTAGTAATAATACTATTCCATGGAACATCCTAGAACCTAAGTTTAAGGATGACATTAGACTAACTATGATAGCTCTTGATCATGATATTAGATTTGGTGGTAACGTCAAATCCTTGGATTACGCAGCAGATTTCGTCACTAAGTATGATACATATGAAGTTTACATTAATGCTGCAATTGAATATGCAGTTAGATTAGCAAAACTAGCAGTTAGAAACTGGGATTGGATTGAAGTTAATGCTTCTTGGACTGCTGGTAATGATGTTATCACAGTTACAGACAGTTCTAATGTTGCTATTGGAGCACACATCAGTGCTGGTGGAGCATTCCCATCTGCTAATAATATTAAGGTTACCGAGATTATCAACGATACTCAAGTAAGAGTATCTGCTAATGCTCTTATCACTAGCGGCACACCTCCTGCTGGTTCTGCTGCTCCTGGCAACACTTACTTAAATGGCACCCAGACTGTAGATACTACACTACCCACAGCAACGGGTGTTGTAACTCCTGGAGATCAGTATTCTGTTGGTCCTGGAACATCATTGACAGTTGCACCTGTATTCAATGGTTTGAATCAGGTAACATTCACATTTGCTGGAACCAATAACGGAACATTCTATGATGGTTCTGATCTAATTGCCAAGAATAGAGAGTATATTATTGACTACTCTGTAAATTGGGCAAAGGCAACTTATCCATTAGTTAACTGGTCATCCAAGGAAACCAAGTGTAGAAGAGACACTGGTATTCTGATTGATCGTGTTGTTGATCATCTAAGGTATGGTGGTAACTATAAAATTGTTGAATATGCAGAACTATACTTCATTGGAAGCAAATTAGCATATATCAATGATCAGTTGCCACAAACACTAGCAACTTATGATAAAGTATTGAATGAACTTTGTGTTCTGGCAATGAGACAAACATTGCCTGGAACTAGCATCTATACAACTATCGCACCTGTTATCAACGGCGAAGTTATTGCTGATGCTAACTCTCCTGCATGTGCTGGTGTTGCTGCAGCGTTGAATACGTATTATGACATCATTGATACTATCTTTAATAGTGGTCCAACAGTTCTCGGCAAAACTTACTACAATTCAAACAAGACTGGAGCATATACAAATACAACTCCAATTACAAACTTAAATATTCTTCCAGATAATCAGTTACCATCTTCCGAATGTGCAACTGTTGTATCTGCTATTTCTGAGTTGACAACAAATATTACTTCTACTATCACAGGATCTACAGAAACTAGATCTCTTCCTGATTATATCGACGGAGAAACTACAGTCTTTGACCTATATTATGAGGATGACACTGCTGTTCAATTACCAGGACCAGAAGATGACCTGATTGTTGTACTCAATGGTGTTGTACAGCGTAATAAGTTCAATTCATTTGAACCTGCATTTGATGCTTACTATATTGATAGAACCAAAAATCCCAACCAAATTGTATTTGATTCTCCACCAATTTGGGATCAAGACATCACTGCTAAAACTATTGGTGAACCAACTGCTGTTGAGAAATTCTTTGCTTTCAACATCGGTAGCTATAAGAGATACACAACTGATAAGACACTAATTCTTGAAGATGACTATTCTTCTAAAGGTCCATTCCTTATTAAATCTGTAGACACAGACACGGTTTACAACGTTGAGGATAGAGACTTCCTGATCGTCCTTGTCAATGGTGTACTTCAAGATTATGAATCTGCATATGAGATTTCTGGACCCGCAATTACATTCAAGTATCCCCTAAGGAAAGAAGATGTAGTTGATATGAGACTACTATATGGTAAAGATTACGAAAAAGTAGTTACTCTGTATGACCACGAACCTGGCAGTTACCTTTATAATAAGACACTAACAGTCGGTAATGGTGCTAGCACAGTTTATTTTGGTTATAATGATTGGTGGAATTCTGATAAAGGTTATCCATCTAATTATGCAAATGTCTGGTTGTATCAAGAGTTGCCATCTGGTGCTAAGAATCCTCTTGGCAAAATGGTCAACTACTATATTCAAGGCACTGACTTCAAGTTCCAACTAAGATCCAATAACACTACATTTGATCCTACCTTAGACATCAAAATTGGTATTTTCTTGAATCCAAATGGTCCAACATTTACTATTGATACTGCAACTTATACTTGTACATTAACTACAAATAATGTAGATGCAGATGGAATTACTATTCTTTCTAGAGAATCACAAACTTGGTTTAAAAACGATGTTGCTAATACTAATGATGCTCTAACTAAAAAAGGATTCTTTAAGGTTGCACCTGGAGATGTAATTAAAATCGACGGTGAAGACAAACCAAGAACTATTAAAAAGGTAGCACCTAACGTATATTCTAAAGAATATAGAAATAATAGTGATGTTACTTCTGATCATTACGGTACATATACAGTATCACCTTATAATGGCATTACTCGTGGTGAAGGTCTGAGTATTACTCCAATCATGGAGAAAGACGGCAGTGGCAATTTAACGGGTAAAATTGAAAGATTAGATTGGAATAGAAAAGTATTCAGGTCTAACGGATCCCGTGCAGAAGGAACCGCATATCAATATTACACTCCACCACAGGTAGAGTTTGTACCGAAGAATGGTAATGGTGGTGGTGCTAAAGCTGCTGTTATTGTAAGTAATGGTAATGTAATCGCAGTTGAGTTAATTGATGGTGGTAGTGGTTATACTGATATACCAAAAGCAGTTGTAACAAGGAACTATAAACATATTCGTTCTAATGATATTGAAGTAAGTGTTATCAAAATTGGTGTACAGAGTGTTGTAAAACAATCGATTACAATTCAATCTGAAGTTACACCTATTACACTTCCACCACCACTCGCAGCATATATTTCATCGTTCTTGCTCATCTCTCCATATCTAATTGAGAGAAAAATTGTTGATAACATCTGGCCTGTAGAGCAATTGAACGATATGCCAACTGGTGATGACCAGCCTGGTATTGTTGTTCGCCAAAGATCTACAGATAGGATCACTCCTATTGCAATGGTGAAACCTGATGTAACCAGACAGATTGTATCTGTTGCTGCTACTGCTGCACCTAATGTCATTAGTGCATCTGTTATTTCTACCTCTAGAGCAATCACTACGACTGTTCAGAGAGAAATTGATAGTACATTCCTGGAAAGAAAAACATACAATGCTGCTGGTGCCTTCTTACAAACGGACCTTCCACAAGGTTCTACTATTGTATACATTCCAGATACATCCCAGTTCTCCTCTAACGGAAAAATTCTGGTTGGTAACGAGGTTATTTACTACCCACGTAAGTATGAAGATCGTTTCCTCTTCTGCGAAAGAGGACAGGAAGGAACAAATGATCAATTGTGGATTGCAGGAACTTTTGTCCGTCAGCTAAAAGATCTTGTATCTGTTATTCCTGGTGGCGTCAATACAATTCAGAGTATCAGTTCTGTATCTTCTTCAACCTCAGCATCTGTTGAGTCTTTAAGAACGTTACAAGTACAGGGTGGATCTACAACACTTCCTGGAACTACTGACAGATTAAGTATTCTCAGACTACAAGTACAGATTGATACGGAATCTATTTCTACTGTATCGTTTGTTAGAAATTCACTCATCGAGACTGGTGTTGTTGGTATTGACCCAATGGTCATTACATATCAAGAGACCACTGTTCGTACTGATCAACAAATCAATGTTGTATTTGATTACTCTGTAAGGAGAGAGTCTACTGCGCTCTTACTATTCACACCACCGAGTGGTCTACTTGACTTCTACCAAGAGGAAGTATTCTTCACTAACCCTGTTGAAACAAGAAATAATGGACCTGTTACTCTCATAGCAAAAACCGTCACTAAGAGAAATTCCATTGTTATTGACCTTGTTAACGCAGATGAGGGATTGAATACATACCAAGGAGAGTATACTGTTGGCAACTTAGGTTCCAATATTGGCAACTGGACAACAGTTGGATTTGATGATGGCACGGCAAATGTTTCTAACTGGTCTATCCAGCACTTCGAGAGATATTTTGCCGCAGTTTCCATCAATGACTTTGTTAAGAGGGCAAATTCAAACTTTACTCTCAGTGGTCAAAAGTGGAATCTTGGTAATCCATCTATCCAAAACCCTGTCACCATAACCACATCAAGTGGTTCAATACCATCTACCATCGCAGTTGCGGATACAACGTACTTCCCATCATCAGGTCACTTATTTACCGAGAGCGGATCTGTGATAGAATATACGGGCACAACTGCAACATCCTTTACAGGATGTACCTTACTGAGAGGAACTACTACTATTGCGAGCGGAGACGAAATCGTACCGTTCTCAATTTCCTAAATATCGGTATAAATATAAATAACTTTGGCACAAACCCCTACGTCGGAACGGAAAAACAATGGCTGCTATTATCTCTGATAAGTTTAGAATTTTTAACGCGAAACAATTTCTTGAGTCGTTAACTGAGGGTCCGAATGACACCAGTGCAGAACGCTCTAGAATGTATTTCTTTGTGGGTCGCCCACAACCCTGGTATGCGTACCTTGAGACATACTCTGTAACGGGTGGTGCTCTTTCGGAAGGTGCAGAAGTTTACGTAGGTGCCAACTATGGTGCTGCTACATTCCGAGGAACTATTGCCAAAGTTTATGATGGTGCCGTTCTTTTGTCTGGAATCTTTGGTTCCTCTGGCGTTAATTCCACTCCTGGTGCCCTAGGTGCTGCTCTCAAAGAGTATTCTGGCGGATCCGACACTGGTACTACTGCTAAAGCAGGTGTCTATCGTTATGGTACAGAAAACGAGCCACCCCTTCCACTAGACAACCAAACTGAGAAGTTTGAAGTTTATGACGACGTTATCGCTGCTAAGAGAATCACCAGCGAGTTTGCCCGTGCCGTCATTCGTCGTTACAACTGGGATCTAGTTGCCAATCCTAAGTTTGACATGTACAAGCCCGACTACTCAGGAACTCCTGCAGGTGGCGGTCAACTAGGTAAAGCATCTGCTACAGGTCAGACCAGCATTGCTGACGCTAAGTTCTATGTAATGAATAGCACTTACGAAGTATTCAAGTGCCTTTACAACGGTGAAAGTTCTGCTAACCCATCTGGTCAGAATGCAACCGAAGAACCAAGCACAACTTCTGGTAACTATGCCAACGGCATCTACACAGAAGCATCTGGTGCTGGTTATGTTTGGAAGTATTTGTTCACGCTTCCTACCGATGACGTACTCCGTTTCCTCTCTTCGGACTTCATGCCAATCGTTCTTTCTAACAACGCTACTCGTGTTGCCACTCAGAACGCAGCAGTTCCTGGTGCAGTCAACGTTGCTGTCGTAGAAGATGCAGGTAGCAACCTACCTGCAGCACAGACACTATACACCGCAATCCGTGGTGATGGTGCTAACGGTGTTGTACAGTTCACTACCACTGCTGGTGGTGCTATTGATCCTACTTCCGTTTCTGTTGCAGTTAACGGAACTGGTTATACATACGCTTCTGTTTCTCTTGCTAACGGTAACCTCTTTGGAGATCAAGCACTAAGTAGTGCAGTCGCAACTCCTAGTGGTTTCACTGGATCTATTGAAGTAGTCGTACCTCCTAAGGGTGGTCATGGTTCTGATATGGAACTAGAGCTCAACGCTAAGCGCGTTATGACCAACATTCGCCTCACCTATGCTGAAGGTGCTGGAGACTTCCCTGTTGACAACGATTTCCGTAGAATTGGTATTCTTAAGGACCCATACAACCAAGGAACTACTACATTTGCTACCGCTGATACCCTCAACGGTCTATATGCAGTTAAGATCACTGGTACTGGTGGTACTGACTACATCGCTGACGAAAAGATTTCGCAGACTGTAACTGGTGGTACTGCATACGGTACAGTTGTTTCATGGGTACTAGACAACGGTTCTACAACCGATGGCATCCTCAAGTATTATCAGTCTCCTGCTGAGCATCTTGATAGCGACGGTAAGGTTCGTCTCTTTGAAGCAAATGGTTCTGCAGCAGTCACTGGTGCTTCATCCAACTCTGGTGGAAGTCCAGACACTACTGTTAACGGTTCTGTTGAAGGCGTCACGCTAACCAACGGTATCGGAACACCTGAAGTTGATAATAACTCTGGTGATCTGATCTACATTGAAAACAGAAGACTAATCACCCGCGCTCCTGACCAGATTGAAGATATCAAACTTGTTATCGAATTCTGATTAAAACAAACAATTATAAATCCCTCCAGAAATGGGGGGATTTTTTTTATCTCTATAAATACTAAGGACAAAGAATGCTAGTATTTGGCGGAAAACGATGCCACAGAAGACTAACCTAAATGTTTCTCCTTATTTCGAGGATTTTAACGACAATAAGAATTTCTATAAAATTCTATTCCGTCCTGGATACTCGATCCAAAGTAGAGAATTAACACAACTTCAATCGATTCTACAAAATCAGATTGAAAGTTATGGTAAGTATGCATTCAAACAGGGTGATCTAGTAATCCCAGGTGAAGTAGGACTAAACAATAAACTAGACTACGTTAAGTTATCTTCAGTATCAGAAGTTGCTGTAAATGATGGTGACGATAATATCGTCTATAAGAAGTATGACATTGAAACGTTAGTTGGTACACAATTACGAGGTCTTACCTCTGGTGTTATTGGAAACGTAGTTTCTACACAGAATGCTACTGAAACCAATGCAGATACACTGTTTGTAATCTACGTAACCAGTGGTAATGCCAACAATGAATCTACTTTCCGCCAAGGTGAAACTCTAGAGGTCATTGATGGTATCAACACACCATTGATGGTTGTTGGTACAGATGGTTCTGTTCTACCAACTGCTGTCACTATTGTTGATCCTGACACAGCGGAAGAATCATCTGTAGTAAGTCCAGCAATGGGTTTTGCTTCTGCTGTTAAGGTAGAAGAAGGTATCTATTTTGCTAACGGATATTTCGTAAGAAATGAAGAGCAAATACTAGTCATCGATCCATATTTTAATGCACCTAGTTCAAAAATTGGATTCAGAGTTGTTGAAGACATCGTTACTCCAGAAGAAGACGAATCTTTGTATGACAATTCTATTGGGTCTTCTAACTTCTCTGCTCCTGGAGCACATAGACTAAAAATTAGTTTAACACTTAAGAAGTATAGTTTAGATACTCAAACAGATAAGAATTTTATTCAGCTCCTTCGAGTGAAGAGAGGTGTTGTACAAAAGAAAGTTGTACAAGCAGACTATTCCCTACTAGAGCAAACACTCGCCAGAAGAACTTATGACGAGTCTGGTGATTATGTTGTTGACAACTTCTCTGTAGATATTAGAGAGTGGGCACAAAAAGAAGGAAATAATGGTGTCTATGCTATTGATGCTGACGGTAACTATAATGGTCTAGATGAGCAAGATGCATCTAGAAAAATGATTTCTAATGTTGGTGCTGGTAAAGCATACATTAGAGGTTATGAAATTGTTAATAAAGAAACAAAAGAGATCGAAGTAAGCAAGGCAAGAGAAACCCTTGATAGCGATAATCAATTTATCAAGACTAGAGGTCTCCCTAGTTATTCTGTTGCTAACGTATCTGGATCTGTTCCTTTGAATGCAGAGGGTTCTGATCTTACTGCATATCCAGACGTTGAGATGTTCTCTCTGTATAATGATGGAACAATCGGTCAACAGGTTGATTTCTCTGCAGGAACAAGATTTGTAAAAGATCTCAACGAAAGAGTAAGCACCGTAAACCGTAGAGGAACTATCTACAGTGATAACGATGGTGTAAAAACTTTTACTGTAGAAGTTACACAGTCTGGCACTGTTCAAAAACTAAATCCAGCAAACAATGCTTCTCCTACTATTTCATTCACGGATATCTGTGATAGTAGTAATCAGTTGTATACTGTTGCGACCAGAGCATCTGGTCTTCCAGAGTCTTACAGCACATTCAAAGTTCTAGGATTCAGTATTGTAAACAGACCTGATGTAAGCCCTGGCGATATATCAAAAAGATTTGCAGAGATCACACTATTAGGAAGTAAAGCACAATTAGATTCTCTCGTAGAATTTGATGTAGAAGACGATGGAAGTAGAAGATATTTCTATCTAAACACTACAACTGGTGCTGGATTAGGTCCGATTGCTACAATTACAAATACTCCTGGTACTACTCTTGCTGGAGAAGCAAACGCCACTTACACTGGTGTTACTGGTAATTCTTCTAGTAATGGTCTCAGTGCAACATTCACTATTGCTCGTAACAGTAGTGGTGTGATTTCTAACATTACTATTAGTGGTGGTGGAACTAACTATACACCAACCGAAACTATTACAATTCTTGGTAGCACCATTGGTGGTGTTGATACTACAGATGACGTTACCATCACAGTAGCAACTATCGATAATGTTGCTAGACTTGGATACATTACTGATTACAGTGATGTAATGACTCCTCTAGTTGGAACTACTAAATCCAGCAACTTTAATCTATAAGAAAGAGGATTTGGATTTAATGGCGATACCGATATTGTCCTCTCCAAAGGAACTCTTGTTAGTGGCGAAAAAGTTTATAATTCTATTTTTGGACTAGGATACTTTGGTCCTACGTTCTTCACAAAATTACTACTAGAAGAAACACCATCTAGTGGTTTCACTTCTGGTGAATATATTATTGGTGTTACCAGCGGTGCATATGGTGTAGTTGAAGGAAGTACAGATTCTTCTTTCAGTAGCTCTTCCATGTTGATGGTCCGTACTCTCTCTGGAACGTTTAAGTCTGGGGAAGTCCTAATTGATGAAAACAACAACAGTGCTAAAATTGCAACTGACAACACAATTTCTCATTTTGTTGTCAAGTATAGATCTACTAGTGGATATTCAACTGATGCAGCAGTGCTGGTCAATGGTCAAAAAGTTGATAGTTCTAAAGTAACTCTTAGTCTTGATGCTAGTGGTTTTGTTATTTCTGTTGTTATTAGAGAAAGAAAATCTTTCGCGCAAAAATATTCGCAACCACCCACAATAACTATTGATTCTGGTGCTGCAAACATTGCTCTTGCTGCAAGAGTTGATGCAGTATTGTTCAGAAATACAGTTACTACTTATAGTCCAGCAGATGTTAAATCTTTTGGTTCTGCATTTGGTAGCCTTGGTGCTAACAAGTTTACTGCTGATATCGAAAGCAACAAAACAGAATACGTAAACCTCACATCTGTTACTGAATTTACTTTCTCTGGTAAGCAAGGATTTAGATTTCTAGAGTGTAATGGTTTTGGTGGAGATGCTACACAACTTCTAAAGCAAGGTGATTACATCCAGTTTACTGGAACCGATGGTAAGTCTGTAAGAGCATCTGTTCAATATGCAACTAAACCAGAAGGAACTATTAAGTCCAGAATTTATCTGAACACTTCAATTCCAGCAGATGTAACTAATGATAGTATTGTAAAAATTTCACCAAAGATTGATAACTTTGGATCTGGAACACTAATTTATCCAACTGGAAGTGGTCAGGTTGCATCAGTTTCTAGAGGATCTGAAGATTCCAAGATTCAATACTACTACAGAAGAGATTTTGTAACTACTTCTACTAGTAACTCAAATACAATTACATTTACAGCACAACTACCATTTGGTACTCAAAGATTTGTAAGTTTCAATGAGTCTAATTTTGTAATGACTGTTCTTGATCCTGGTGATGCTACTACTGTCAAGAAAGGTGATATCGTATACGTCACTTCCAACAATGTATCTACATCAAATCAAACTGATCAGGCAAGTGGATTGAATGCTGGTTCTGTAGAAATTAGTTTGCCAACTACAGTATTCAACGCGACAAGCGTTTTCCCCAAACTAAAATTAACTGCTACTCTAGAACTTTCCAAAGCACGTCCTAGAATTAAAACTAACGTTCCTAATAAGAGAATTCTTATCAAGTCTGTTGGTGACAGAGTTATTCCTTTCCGTGGAGAAGACTTTGATAATGAGTCCACTACACTCACAACTTATGCAGATGCATACAAATTGAGATATGTTTATGAAGGAACATCTGTTGCTGCACCAGAAGTTGATACTGCTGGCAATCTAGTTGGTAATGGTCAGGATATCACTGAAAGATTTACTTTCGATGATGGACAGAGAGATACATTCTATGATGTTTCCAGAATTGTCCTAAAACCAGGATACCCTGCACCTACAGGACAACTTGTTGTAGCATTTGATTACTTCGAGCACTCTGCTGGTGACTTCTGTACAGTAGATAGTTACAACCACGAATCTGGTGTGACCCTAGAACAAATCCCATCATTTAACTCTGCTGTTCATGGTATCGTTTCACTTAAGAACGTCCTTGACTTCAGACCCAAAGTTGATAACTCTTCTTATATTACTGGATATTCAAACACTTCTTCCAGGCAAGGTATTGCTACCAGCTTTATTGGAGAGGGTGGTGTAGTTTCTGTAACACCTGCTCCCGATAAGAATTTAGAGTATACATTTAGTTTTAGTCAAACAGAATTCCTGAGCAGAATTGATGGTATCTTCCTTAATAAGAAAGGTCAATTTGTTCTGAAAGAAGGTAACTCCTCACAGAACCCAACTCGTCCAGAACCTCTGGATGATGCAATTGCTCTATACTATCTCTATATTCCAGCATTCACTACGAGCAGTAAGGATGTAAGAATTACTCCTGTTGATAATCGTAGATATACGATGAAGGATATTGCTAAGTTGGAGAAGCGTGTTGAAAGACTTGAATACTACACTACTCTTAGCATCCTTGAGCAACAGGCACTGGGAATGCAAATTCGTGATGAAATTGGATTCAACAGATTTAAAACTGGATTCATCGTCGATAACTTTGAAACTCACCTAAGAGGTGAAGTATCTTCTAGCGATTATAAGTGTGCTATTGATACACAACAGTCTGTACTGAGATCTCAAACACATGAGGATGCTTATGCTCTTGTAGAGTCGAATACAAGAAATGATCAACGTGTTCTTGATGGTTACCAAAAAACTGGTAGTATTGTAACTCTACCTTATACAACCTTACCTCTACTAGGTAACGATTTTGCTACAAAGACGATTAACCCAAATCCATTTGTAGCACTCCAGTATGTTGGAGAAGGTACCTTAGAACCAAGCATTGATTCCTGGTATGACGATAGTGTAGAACCATTAGTTGTTGATAATAACACACAACTATATTCTATCTTCATTGCAAAGAGTGATATTACTGAAGCATATTCCAGTATCTTCAATTCTTTTATTGTTAACTGGATTGGATCGAAGAACAGCTTTGGTGAAATCACGTCATTTGGATCTACCAATTCCGACAATGCATTCTCCAAGGTTGAATCTGCTTCTGTCGCAAGTTCTTCTAATGTAAGTCCACAAAACAATGAGTTAGGAAAAGGTTTATCTGCAGATAGCAATGAAAAGGGATCAATTGCAACTTCTCTCAAATTCTTCGCAAGGAGTATTGCTGTTAAGTATGTAATTAAGAGACTTAAGCCATCTACTAAATTGTATCCTTTCCTAGAAGGGAGAGATGTTACAAGATGGGTAAATCCAGATACTAGATTTACTGGTCTTGCAGGTAATTCATTATCTGGTTTCAATGGTAATATTATTACTGATGAAAATGGTAATGCAAGTGGTTTGATTCTAATTCCTGGTGGATATGCTCCGCTTGAGAACGCTACTTATACTGGCGATGTTAACACCATCAACTATGATTTGACATCCGAGCAGGTTAGAGTTACCACTGGTATTAAGACTATTAGGTTTACATCTAGTGAAACTAATGCTGCTAAGGATACTGTAGATTCTTATGCTGAAATTAAGTATTATGCTCTCGGTAGATTGCCTGAAAATCCTTCTACTATCAACTCCACATTACCTGCTATCTTCAAAGCAAATGAAGGTGTGCAGTTAATAGATAGTGTAACTGATGTTGAATCAAAACCAAATCCACTAGCACAGACATTTAAAATTGAGAATTTCGATGGTGGTTGTTTTGCTACTGGTGTTGACCTCTACTTTAATAAGAAGTCTACCAATATTCCTATCAGAGTATATCTAACCAACACAGAGAGCGACAAACCTGGCAAGTATATTCTTCCTGGAACAGAACGTTCTTTGACTCCTAACACAAAAATCCGTGTATTTGCTAACGGTACCGCTACTATCAATATCAATGAAATCATTACTGGTTCTAGATCAAATTGCAGTGGTCCTCTAACAAGAGTTCTGGACAAGAATAATAATGAAATTACCGCGACTGTAAACGGAGAAGTTACGTTGACTAACGAGCAAGTCTATACACTTGTTCTAAGCAATCACAATGGTAAAACTTTCGTACAAAATGAAGATCTAATTGTTGGATCTTTGACTACATCAAATGCAACTAACAATGCTAGTGTTGCGTTGACCATTGCAAAAGACGCTGGTAAAGTCACTGACTTGACAGTCAAAGAGACTGGCGGAAATTACGAAACTGCTATTCTTTCTTTTGAAAGTCCACAATTGCCTGGTGGTAGTGTTGCAAACGGTAGAGTAAGTATTTCAGAAGGTAAGATTTATTTTGCAGAACCAACACTATTTGGTTCTGAGTATACATCTCCACCATCTATCGTTGTCAAAGGCATCGGTAATGGCGCTGCAGGCGCTATAGTTGAAGCAAGCGTTACGATTGACACACCAGCAGTTAGAATGGGCGTAGCAGTTGATTCTGAGGGACTTACACAATCGACAACACCAACTAGATTTATCTTTGATAACCCAGTTTATCTACAGAATAATTCTAAGTATGCACTAGTTGTTGAAACTGATTCTACAGAGTATGCACTATGGACATCTAGACTGGGTGAAATTGAACTTGCTACAAGTACACCTGTAACAACACAACCACTACTAGGATCTGTATTCAGATCCCAAAACGTAGACACTTGGTCGGAAGATCTCTTTGAGGATATCAAGTTCACTGTTCATAGAGCAGAATTTGATATTGCAAGAGAAGGAACACTTAAGATTGAGAATGAAGATCTAACATATGAGGCTCTCGGAAGAGATCCATTTGAAACAGATGGTGGATCTAATGCAGGTGCTACATCTGATCTATTCAGAAATAACAATAAGGTTATTCGCGTTTATCACCAAAATCATGGTTTTGAGGATCGCGCAAAGTCTTTCGTATTCTTCAAGGGTTCAGAAGATACTGGTGGTATTCCAGCAACCCAACTAAACTCCAGACTCTATACTGTAGATAGTGCTGGTGTTGATTATTACCATATTACAAGTCCAACTGTTGCTGCCAGTACACTGAAAGGTGGTGGATCATCTATCCTTGTCGCACATAACAAGAAGTATGAGCGTCTATATCCACAAGTAAATTATCTAACATTTACTGCTACTAGTGTAAAGACAACTGTTCAAACTACTAACATTATCCCAGTTGACTCTACTACTAACAACTACACTTCTTACACCCAGGTTAGTGACGAAAAAACTTTCTTGAATGAAATTCACTACTTCACTAATCAAAAAGTTCTTGCTTCTAAGATCAACCAAACTTCCAATAACATTGATAAGTCACTACAGTATAGTATCAAACTAGCATCTACAGTTTCTTATCTGTCTCCTGCTATTGACATGTCTTCTGCTTCTATCAAGTTAGCAAGCAATAGAATTGAGAAGTCTGTTGGACAGGAAGATCGTTATGGAAGAAGAGATCAAGTCCTTGAGTTTAAAGAAGTTTATAGTTTCGGACTAACAAACATTCCATCTGGAACTGTACTTACAGTACCACAAGCAGTTGTAGGTGCCGTAAGTAAAGCGAAAGGAACAATTGCTAGAGTTGAGGAAATTAATGGTAGTCCAACCATTTGGGTAAGACTATCTACATCAAATGGATTCCAAAAGGATGAAGGCATTACATTTGGCGACACTTCACTTTCTAATATTGGATTTGATCCAACACTAACTGAAGTTCAGAATCAATCTCGTGCTGCTGTATCTACCGATCCAACCAGACAACTGTTTAATGTAGATGTTGCTGAAACTATTGTAGCTAGAAATCCAAGTGCTCTTAGTGCTACCTTTGATAATAAGATTAATGGTAAAGTCGAGATCTTTGACGCTCAAAATCTTACGATTACAGTAAGGAATGATAAGAAACCATTTGGAACTTTAGGATATACAGAATCTCTTGTTGAATCTGCAACTGGCGGTAATGCTAGATCTGGAGAAGGTGTACAAGATATCTTCAGAGTAGGAGATATTATTGCTTATCCAGATCAACAAAGTGAAACAACTGGATATTGGGAAGTCTCTAACGTATCATATACAGATGGTATTGAATACAGACCAGAAATTTCTTTCAGCAATAGTTCTTCTGTTGCTAAGTATGTAACCAAAGAAATTGCTATTGGCAATCCTGGAACAACAATTGATGTTAGATTGACAGCAAATGTCAAGAATATTGATGATATACAAGTTCTATTCCGTTACAAGAAATCTTCTAGTCAAGAATCTTTCGATAATATCGAGTGGGAATATTTCAATGCAACAGGTTTTCCAGATACAGATGAATTGCCAACCAACGAAAATACCGTTTCTGGTATCGTAGAGAAGCAAATTTCTTATCAAGAACTGCAATATAGTGTTGCAAATCTTCCAGAATTCAGCTCTTTTGGAATCAAGATTGTCATGAGATCTAACGATCCAGTGTACGTTCCTAAGATTCAAGATTTAAGAGCAGTTGCTTCGTATTAATTTCCGCGTATGGGATATGCAAAAGTCACGGGACATGATAGTCTCGTAAGGGACCTAAACACAGGTGCCATCATATGTAAGGACTCCTCGGCTATAGAGGCGAGGAGAAAATCAAAGCAATTGAATTCCGCGTTGGACGACATAAATATGTTGAAGAATGAAGTTTCTGAGATCAAATCCTTACTGCGAGAGCTAATCAAAAATGCCAGCAATTAATGTAGCACGTACTGATACCTTTGAACAGCAAAGGTTAAAAATTAATGACATCAGTACCCAAATTTTCGATGTCACATCTGGTGGTAGTAACCTCGCTACTGGAGAACTAAAAATTGGTGATGGAACTAGAGTTACGCCAAGTTTGGCGTTCACTAGCGATTCATCACTGGGTATCTTCAAGGCAGATACAGGAACTTTGGGTATTGTTTCTGCTGGTAAAAATCTATTCGACTATGCACCTTTAGAGGTAATTAGTTACAGAGATATCAAAGTAAGAAAGAAGATTCTTGTTCAGTCTGGTTTAACAGTTGTAAACCAGGGTCAAAACTACGATACTGGCAACTATAGTAGTGTAATTTTGACTGGTGGATCTGGTGAAGGTGCAACTGCAGATATTGTTGTACTAGAATTTAAAGGCACAGTTACTAACACAGGTGCTAACTATGCTGCTGGTAGTTATGCAGCACAACCATTTGTTTCTAGTGGGTCCCCTACACTAGGAATGTTTGCTGACTTTGATGTAGATGGTATTATAGGAGACATTGTAGAGGGTTCCGCGTATGTTCCTGGAACATATACCGATGTCCCTATTACAGGTGGTTCAGGAACTGGTGCGGAAGCAACGATTACTATTACTGGTAATACCCAATATCCTGGTACTATTTCCAACGCTGGTTCTGGATACCCAGATGGTGTGTATACATTTGTACAAGCATTTAATACACCAACACAAACATTTGCTGTTAGTACAGTAGCAAATGGAGGAACACCACCACCAGCAGAGATTTTCCAAATTGATGGTCAAAATCAAGCTGTACTAAATTTGGTCGTCGGTAATACTTACAGATTTGACCAGTCTGATGCATCAAATACTGGTCATCCGTTGATGTTCAATGATAGTGTAGGTAGTTTCTTACCTGCAGAATACATCATGCTTTCTAACGGTACTCCTGGTAGTGCTGGAGCATTCGCAGATATTATCGTTCTTCCTGAAGCAACCGTTGGTACTGTTATACAATACAATTGTTCTGTCCATGCTGGCATGGGTGCAACAATTAATATCGTATCTGGTACTGCTGGATCTTATGGTTACGGTACTTCTTATGACATCACTATTACTAGTGGATCTGCTACTGGTATTATCACTGCTTCTGGTGGCATTGGATATCAAGCAGGCGACGTTGTAAATTTCCCAAATAGTTTCTTGGGTGGTGCTGGTACTGGATTAGAATTTACGTTAAGTGGTCCTGTATATGACGGTGAAGTTACTGCCGTTGTATTTACAGACAATGGACAAAATTATGTAACTGGTAATATTCTAAGTGCTGCAGACTCTGACCTAGGTGGAGGCGGTGGATCTGGATTCTCGTACACAGTAACTAGTAACCCTGGTAAAATTGATGCAATTACGATTTCATCTTATGGAACTGATCATGCAGTAGGTGATATTCAAACTCTACCAGTAGCAGTCTCTAGTATATCTTCTACACTGCCTGGACAGGTAAACGGTGCATCTGCAACTCTCACTGGTTCTTCTGCTGTTGTCGCAATGACAACTACTGCAGGAATCAACCCAGGAATGAATATCTACACTGATGCTGGAAGCACTGGTGATGCTGGTTCTGGAACACTAACTGTTCAAACGGTTGATAATGCTACCCAGATTACTATGTCTGGTCCTGCAATCACTGGTGGTGCAGCAACCTTGACTTTTGTTTCTCCACTTGGACTATCTACGATTGAAGTTGCCGATGCTTCTGGTATTTTTGGTGGATATACTGTTAGTAAAGTAAGTGGTGCTGGTGTTCTCGCTGACGACACCACAGTTTCTTCTGTAGATCTAACAACTACACCAAATCAAATTGTTCTTTCTGCTTCACCAACAACTCCTGGTGCTGCAGTTCTAGACTTTGCACCTCCATTTGGAGTAGGAACAACTCCATTCGCATTTACAATTGACGCTCTAGGAGTTATTGATGATACAGTGTTCACACTGTCTGATGATGGTAATGGATACAACATTGGCGATAGTCTGAGTGTAGACGCATCTTCACTCACACAACCAATTATATACACACTTACAACACAACCAACTCAACTAATCACATTCTCTAGTGCAGTTACGTCTTCTGCAATTAGTGTTGGTGATGTTGTTAAAGTTGCCGATGGTGTGCCACAATCAGTAAGTGGTGCTGGTTCAACTATTCTAGCAGAAGCATCTGCCGTATATTCTGGAATTACAGTATTCACAACATCTGGAAATGGACAGGGTGGTACCATTGATATTTCTAGAGACAGTGCTGGTGACGTTAGCACAGTTATATTTACTGGTGGTTTGTTCTATGCAGACACAGACACTTGTACGATTGGCGGAAACCTAGTTGGTGGTGCAAGTCCAGCAGATGATGTTACCGTTACTATTAATGGTGCTTCTCTAAGCACAGATGCAGAAGTTTATGTAGTCAATACTGCTGGTGGAAACATCGCCAACATTATTACATATGCTGCTGGGTTCGCTGATGCGGAAAGCATTATTGTTGGTGCTACCACTGCTTCTTATGGAACAACTGAATATACCATCAATACAGCAGGAACAACTAGAAATAAGTTCTTCCTTGATATTGGTTCTGGACCACAAATGCATCCAGATCTAACTTTCTATGTTGGTAATAAGTATCAGATTGATACATCTGATGCATCAAACAATGTACATACATTTGCTTTCTCTGCACTGCCAGGTGGATCTAAAGCACCAAGTTTAGTAGAGAGTGTTAGTACGACCCTTGATTCTACTTCTACACAAATTACTGTAACCTCATCAGCTGGTATCGTTGCTGGAATGACAGTAACAGAGACTGGAACTGGTGCTGGAGAATTGGCAATCAATACAACTGTTGAATCTGTTGATAATGCAACAACAATTACTCTATCAGATGCCCCACTAGTTTCTGGTCTAGTAACTCTGACATTCGCTGGTAATGAGTATACTGATGGTGTAATTCGTAATCAAAATGATGTTGAGATTACAGTTACTGCAAATACTCCAACTACACTATATTACTACAACTCAATTAATGATCCAGAAAATGCTGAGTCTGGTGGTGACATCGGTAGCGAAGCAACTATAACATCAGATCCAAATAACCCCAAAGTATTTGGTAGTGGATTTGAAGTTACTGTAACTCAAACTCAAGTATCTGATACAATTAGACAAGATGTCGATACTGGAACTATTACCTTGGTGGAAGTAGTTTCTCAGCAATTGTCATCAAGTGCTGCTAATATATCGGGAACTCTAACTGCTCCAAGGATCGATGGAGGAGACATTGAGGTAACAAACTTAACTAATATCACCACCAATACGATTACATTAAACACAAGTAATGTTAACGTGTCTGCTGATCTTGCGGTTGGTAGTGCATTTACTGTTGCGGAATCTACTGGTAACCTAACGATCGGTGGTACTTTTGTAACTACTAATACAATTAATATTAATAGTGAACTTGTTTTAGAAAACAATGAGGTTCGCTCTGTAACTTCCGACCTAGTTTTAGAACCAGCTACTGGTAGAGTTGTCAAAGTAGAAGGAACTACAGCAATTAACATTCCTGCTGGCGATACATCAGAAAGACCTGGCGCAGCAGCAGTTGGTAATGGATCTATCAGATTCAATACACAAACAAACCAATATGAAGGATACAGTGCTACATCTCAAGCATGGTCTTCTCTTGGTGGTGTTAGAGACCTAGATGGCAATACTTATATCATTGCAGAACAAACAATTGGTTCTAATGATAATACCCTTTGGTTCTATAACGATGCTATCAATACTGTTAAGTTTGGTCCAACCAAGTTAGAGTTTGTAACTAATAAAAAGATTCAATCTCCAGCAGTCAATGCACCTGCATATCAAACTTGGACAGCAAATACTCCAGTAACAATTGGTCAATATGTCAAGTGGTTGAATAACTTATACGAAGTTACGGTTGCTGGTACAACTGGAACTAGTGGTAACGAACCTATCCACACCACAGGTAATCAACTAAATGGTACTGCAATTCTTACATGGTCTCAGTTAGCAGTTGCACCTTTAACATTTGAAGAGATTGAAGAAGTTAGAATCGGACCTGATGCTGCATGTCCAGTTGTTATTAATTCAGAACTGCGTTTGGCAGACAATACCATTAGCACTGACGTTAGTGATTTGGTCATCAGACCAAATGCTGGTAAAAAGTTAACTATTGATGCTGCGTCTTCAATTGTAATTCCAGTTGGCACCGATGGTGAAAGAGGAGTTCAAGCACAAGGCAGTATTCGATTCAATACTTCAGCAACACAGTTTGAAGGATACGATGGATCAAACTGGGGTTCTCTTGGTGGAGTAAAAGACGTTGACCAAAATACTTATATTATTCCAGAAACTTCACCTGGAGCAAATGAAAATGTCTTGTATTTCTATAACGATGGTAATAATACATTAAGACTGACTACTACAGAATTGCAGTTTGATACTGTAGATACAATTGTTTCATCTACTTCTGATGAATTTGAGATTACAGCATCTCTAATGACATTTGATGGTGCTGCAACAACATTAGACAACACCGCTGTAGATACAACATTCTTGCATGGTAGCAAGCAATACTTTGATATTGGACTTTCTAGTGGTCTTTTTGTCGAACCAGTCTTGAGACTCGATAACCAAGGTGATGTATACCTCAACACAGGTTTTGGAACTGGAACCATCAATCAAGTTAAAGTTTTTGATGGTGACCTGCGAGAATTTGAACTTAATGATATTAAGATTCTGACTGATAAAGTTTCATTAACACAAGGAACTGTAAATAATACAAACTCTATCCTTTATCCTACGGCAACTGCCATGGGAGCCAAGACAGTTATTGTTGCTCACAATACTACATCTAACGAAAAAGAGTTTATTGAATTTGGAATTACTGATGACAATACCAATGTATTCCATACAGAATATGGTAATGTCAGAACTGGCACACAACTAATTGTTCCGACATTTGAAGTTACTGGTTCTAATGAAGTTAGACTCAATATTGCAATTGGTTCTAATGTTCCAACAACTGAAACGGTAAATATTACTGTAACCTCCACCATCACTAAGAAGTAAAATGGCAACTACAAAAGAAAAATTTGACTCAACAGGTGGGTTTTCCATCGATAAGACTGTTATTGTTGATGAGTTAAGAAACGCAAAAGATTTGAATACTCTAGAAATCAAAAACTCTGAGTATACAGATAGTGCGCGTCGTACATTCATCTTACGTGGTTTAAACACAGCAGTTCTTCAACTGGATGTTAATGGCACACAAGTTACCATTGAAAACGATACCCTTAATTTTGTCACTGGACACATTATGGGAGTCAATGCTTCTGGCACTGTTTACTCAGCAAAACTTGAGTCTGTAGTATTTTGTGATAGTGTTGGAGCTACTACTGTTTTGTCTAGTATGAGAACGGTTATCAAAGATGATGTCCCCAGTGGACAGACGTGGAACATTGATCCACTAGGGTCTTCAAATCGATTTAGTTACAACACAACTAGAGCAGGTACAACAAATAATATTAAGTGGGTTGCAGTTACTGAAGTCGTCAGTATCGAGTGGCAGTGATGCTAAATATAAACTAGGATAAACGGGTCTGGAGATAGTTGATACCATGAGTTTTAACATTAATTCCGATAAAGAGTTTATTAGAGGTTCAAAACCACAACTCATCGGTGATAATGAATTAACCATTAGGGGAGGTACTGGCGCTCTTGAAAGAGAGATTGTCAGAACTGAACTTGATGCTGCGACTGGATTGCCTCGCGTTGGTATTAACAGAACAGGAGAACGAGTAAACAACATTAATGTTGCCTCGGGTGGTTCTGGATATACTGTAATTCCAACTGTCACCGTTGACCCGCCAACTAGTGCTGGAGGTGTTCAAGCACAGGCTTCCGCGTTTATTTTTAACGGACGTGTTATTAACGTTGCTGTTAATAATCCTGGTTCTGGTTATAGTTCTGCTCCTACTGTATCTGTTACTGGTGGTAATGGTCAGGGTGCTTCTCTTGTAGCAGAATTGGATACTGTTGAATTTGAACTTGATATCAACGGTGCTATTAGAACGTCTACGTCTATCATTTCCGATACGGCGAGAGTTCTGAACCTCGATATTGACAACTTTGTTACTCCAGACCTAGAACTAAGAGGTCCAAACTTCAAGACTTATGTTAACAGTAGTGGTACTATCTGGTCCCCTAATGTTATTATTCAGGAAAATTCCTACAGATATTTTGGTAATAATGTTTACCAAGCACTGAATGCTGGTGAGACAGGTACTCTAGCTCCAGAACATACCGATGGTATCCTTACTAACGGCGAAGTTCAATTAAAGCATATTGGTTTTCGCGTAGATGATCCAAATTCATTTAAGTATCAAGAAACTGGAGAAGCTGGTGTTTATCCACGTTCTATTACACCTTTACTTGGTGATAGATCAGACAAGATTGCTACGACAGAATACGTCCTCAACCTGGCAACTAATGACGTTGGTGGTCGTATTTACGTTTCTGAACAAATTGGTTCTGACCTGAACGATGGTCGTTCAGCAGTTAACCCTGTTCGCACAATTAAAAAGGCAGCACAACTTGCTTGGGCTACAGTTGGAGTAAAAGAAACACTAGTTGTTTCTGGTGGTGACTACGTAGAAGATAACCCAATTTCTCTACCACCTGACTGCTCTGTTGTTGGAGACAACCTCCGTCTGGTAATTATCAGACCAGCAAATGCCAATAAACATATTTTCAAGTTTGGTGATAAGAACTACGTTATTGGTGTTACATACCGCGACCAAATTGATTCCAATGGTGACCCAGTTGCTACTTGGGACTTTGCTATGGTCTTCGATGACAAGCAAAGAATCATCATTGATAATGAGACCAATGGCGACTTTGGTGTATCGTATCCAATTGGTCATCAAATTTTTGGAAACGACGAATTCCGTGTTGCTTTCCAGCAAAACACTGGTCTACAGCAACTTGTAACTGGTATTGAAGTAATTGGTGTTAACACTGGTTCTAGAGCAATACTAATCGATGTTGAATTTGACGTAACAACAGGTGCTAGTGCATACATCAATGGTAATGTTGATGTAAGACTAACCAGTGGTTCGTTTATCGCTGGTGAGCAATTTAGATATCTCCTTTCTGGTTCTACTGGAGCTCAAGTTACAAACCTCACTTGTAGTGGTGTTAGTGGAACAAACACCCTGAGATTTACTGGAACAGATCCAGAACCAACTATTCCTGGTGGTACTTATCTGTATCTAGATGATATCACAGATACTTACTTTACAGCTGGTTATTATGAAGTTGCTTCTGTTACACCAGATGACGAGAATACCCCAACTTATTGGGATGTTGTAGTTGTACCTATTCTCAATTCTCCAGCATGGGACGGTGTAGGCAACGGATCAATCAATATATTCAATGCATCTGTAGTTACAGAAACATTTGACTCTACAGACGTTGTATCAATTAGAGCTGAAGGTGAGGTTGTATCGTATGACGAAGATATAACCGCAACTCTACCTATTTCTAGAATTGACTTCTCTTTACAGAACGATCCTAGTATTTCACAAAATGGTTTCCAGAGCAATTTGTATGGTAATTCAGAAGATATTGGTGGTGTTGTTTTCTACACCAGTGCTCTAGTTGGCAGATCAAATACTCACGAACTAAAAGAAGGTCAAGAGATTTTAATTGAAGGACTACCAACAAATAATAGTCCTGATATTTCTTTCTTGAATGGCAAGCAGAGAATTTACAAAGTTCTAGAAGATGCTGATGGT